GAGAATAGTGGCGATGGGAAAGGGGTTGGTGGTGGAGATGACGCACGGAGGCCCTTCGGGGTCTCCCTTGCAGAGCGTGAAGAACGATGTCCTCATGGAGATCGTTATGATGCGCTTGAAGAGCAAGGTCATGTCCCAGAGCCCCTACGAGAAGGGTATCGAGCCTCCTACCGCGACCCGCCTGGACGAGATGATCCAGGAGGTGGGCAAGGAGCTTGACCTGCAGCTGAGACTGGAGGACTATGCCGTGAGCTACAGAAGCGCGGCGAGCCGTCGGGCAGCCGATGGCTTCCACGGCATCCGAGAGGTCTTGGCGGATAGGCCCTTCTTGTTCCTGGGCTACTACCTTTACGGGCACCCTTGGATCAACTACAAGATCTATCCTTACATTGACATCAAGCGTTCCCTGGCGCAACGCTCGTTCAAGGGGCTGAAGTGGCACAAGACCAGCCAAGCCCTGCAGGTGAGCGAAGCGCTGAGGTTGGGGTCCATGATGATGGGATGCGGTGTTCCTCCCCCGGCATTATTGCCGGCGCACGAAGCTCAGCGGAGCCACGCAGTTGGATTGCTCAAGGGAGCGTTCCAGCTGTTCGGCGAGGTTAGCACAGAGATGTTGCGCTGGTCAGTCGGGGAGAGCGTTTACGGGCCGGAAGTCGAGCCGAGCCTTTCGGGGCTCATTGCCGCCTTCGAGTCCAAACGCGATCGAACGCTGTGGGACTTCCCAAGCGAGGAACCTGTGGGCCTGCTTCCTGTGTTGCAGGACCTCAAGCCCCTCACTCTTCTGTGGGCAGACGCCGTAGAAGACGAGGAGCGGAAAGAGGTGGAGGCCGCCAGGGCTCGAGGGGAGGTTATCCTGAAGCCCATCGTTTCGGTGAAGGAATTGCGGGTTAGGGTGGAACCGCCGCGGCAGGCGGCCACCCTGGCGCGGGCGGGGTTGATGTCCCCATTGGTGCCGCGCACCAAGCCCGCAGCCAAGAGACCTGACCTTCCTGTTGTGGACAGAGGTCGGGGGCGTGTGGCCGGTCAGGACCGACTACATATGGAGGAAAGTGATACGTACTCCCAGCCCTCTGAGGCATACGATGACAGCAGCACCGACTTCGACTTCGACTACGCCGGCGAACGGATGTGGTCGGAGGAGGAGCGCGACGATGCTGTTTAGCCTCGGTCTTCTCCACGATAGGGCCCGTTGAAAAGGACAGTCGTTTTTGACTGGCGGGCCTAAAACACAAACCTTTATAAAGTGCCACGCAGGGCCTATAAGCTGCGAAATTATTTGTTTAATAACTGTCCTTATGCCTCGGAAGAATACCAAGAAGAACAATAATAACAAGTCCCGAAAGCAGCCGGCTTCAAAGAGGTCGGTTGCTCGGGCGCCTTCTACGCTTGACGCGTATGCTCTCGCGTACCGTCGCCTTCTGCGCGACCCGTGCAACGCACCTATGGTGCCTGCGGTTGGATATGGTCCCACCAGCGGGCTGCTGGTGCGCCAGCGCTACATTATCACTCCGGAGTACGGCCAGGCGGTTAACAACCGCGACTTTGTCGCTGTCTTCTCTCCTGCCAAGGGGACCCTACGGCATCAGTCGGCAGGGGCCAATTCCTGGAAGGAGGAGGACTTGGAGACTGGCATTCTGGCGTCCACGGTGTGCCGTGCGTATCGGCCCGTGGCTGCCTGCATGAAGTGGATTCCTAACGGGTCCATCATGGACCGCTCCGGACTGATTTCCGTAGGGTACGTGCTGGACGAGGTCGATTCGTCGACCAACGTTACCGGCGCGAATGTGGCCAATTGGCAAACCCTCTGCACGAAGACGGAGAGCAACACCGGACACGGCGATAACATCGAAGCGCGCTGGATGCCGTCGGGCCCCGAGGACCTGGAGTTCCGTTCTCGCGGAGTTACGTACAACGCGGACACCGGAACCGTCCTTTTGGTCGGGCGTAGCGTGGACTACACGTCCGGCGGCACCTCCTATGCGAACGGGATTCTAGAGGTTACGGTGGTTTGGGAGTGGCTTCCTAACAGCGGTGCTGGCATTGTTAGCCCGGTTCAGACCGGGTCTTCCAGCACGCTGCAGGCGGTCTTTGCCTCCATCGGAAACCTTGCGTCCTTTGCGCTGGAGAGCGCGCCTATGCGCCAGATGGCTGGACGTGTCGCTGCATACGGAATGCAGCGTGCGTTTAACTACAGCGCTGGTCCTGCCTTGCTGATGGCGTAGACTCTCCGACTGCCTTCGGCGGAGAGCTCCCCTTGAAATTTGGAGGGGAGAGGCTTAGAA